GATGACAAGAACTACATAAACCAAGAAGATTATTAATATTGTTATTTCCCCTATCATCATCAATATGGTGTATAACTTCAATATCACCACCACAAATAGCACAATCTGTTTGTTTAGATTCTCTAAAAAATATTTCTCTATGCTCATATGTCTTTTTACCATGTCCAGAAACACTTGTATAACCATTACTTTTATCAAGGTGTTTCCCATTTTTGTAAAAAGGATTCTTTTCGCCAGCACTGCCTATACCAAAACATTTATTGGAGCAATATAATTGGTCTACATAATGTCTTTTGTAATCTTTTCCACAAATGAGACAACTATTTGTTCTCCTTGATTGACCTTCAGACTTTTTACAACCAATAGAACAAAAAATAGTTTTATAATTTTTAGGATGAAATTCTTTCCTACACCATTTACACTTTTTAGGTTTTAAAGTTAAATATTTACCTTTATTAGGGCTTTCAACTTTTGAAAAACAATTTCTTGAACAGTACTTTTGGCTCAATCTTTCTGGTTCAAATTCTATACTACAAATTGGGCAAGTTACTTTGGGACATTTCTTAGAATCACCTAAACATCTTCTAGAACAATAAATACTCTCTCTTCTACCTGGCTTAAACTCCTTACCGCATTGCTTACACTTTTTTTCTGGCAATCTTGCAACGTAAGCTTTTTTATTACAAGGGACTGAACAGTATTTTCTTCTTTTAGTATCTTGAAACTCTTTACCACAAAATTCACATTTATAATTTATCATTAGTAATAGATAGTTTAGATTTTACTTCTTGTCAACTTTAAAAAGAATTATCCTTGTCTCAATATCATTAGGTCTTCGCAACGGCAATTTATAATGTTGCCTGGGCTCCCAGCAGGATCACGTGGGAACCTAAGCAGTTCCCCACTCACTACAAATTTTTCATTAACTGGGATAGGATGGAATTTATACCTAGCATCGGCAGCTACATGACCTATTCTTGTTCTTTTGTCCAAAGTTGCATTAAATGACTTCTTTAAAAGACCTGCAATAGCAAACCCACCAATTTTAACAGAACTTTGGTTCAATACATTTGCTTCAATCTCTTTTGCTTCACTAGCCATCATTCCAACTTCCTGCATAGCAATTAAATCAGCCCTAGCAATGGATCTTTCATCAAATTCTTTTCTAACACCCTTGGCTATTTGCTCCCTGGTTGGAAAGTCAATGCCCTCTTCAATTAAATTGTTCCTAATCTTTCTTACACTATCAATAAATATCCCTTGACTTGTATCTATAATCATGGCTGCCTGTCTTTTACTCTGCTCCTCTATAATCATGATTAAACTTGCAGCAATCTGAGTATTAACCCTGGCTCTTTCTTCTGGTGTCACTTCAATCTCTGGTGTTTCTTGTTTCCATTCCAAAAACATTTCATTATTTTTCTTAAACGTAGATCTTATGTTCTTTGAGAATATATCAGATGTCCTGCGGTACCATTTACGTAACAACGCAGTCAAATCAATCGAAAAACTTCTTAAATCAAGAACTCTTTGATCTTGAATATAAATTGTTGCAAAAGCACTGGACATCTTACGAAACAAGAACAGTAAATCCTTTTCCATGCCCTTTTCTAGCTTTAGCTTAATGGCCAAGACTCGCATCACTTCACGTTCTTGAACCTTGGAATTTGTTGTGGTTAATAGTGCCATTTTAAAAGATCACTTATCTCTTGTTCTTTTAGGCCCTGTCTTTTCAACTCTTCAACCATCAAATCTTTCTTTGGCAATGGTTCTTTAAGATTATCACGTGTGAATTGATCACTCCCGACTGGAATCACTGATGTTGGTTGATAAAATAAATCCCCAGCCCCACCAATTGATTCATCGCCAAACTGTGATCTTGCCTCATTCAAAGATATTAAACCTTTAGCATGTTTTTCTATTACTTGGTCAGTGAATCTTTTTCTCAAAGCAGGAACTTCGTTTTCTATAAAAGTCGCGTCGTATCTATCGCCATTAGGAAAATAACTAAGCAAAAATCTACCTGTTTCATTCAATAAACGATTCGATAACGGTACAACATTGAAATCATACAATGATTCTTTGTCAACACCTTTATTATTAAACGTCGAAGCTGTGTTATCATAAAATGATGCTGGTATTTCCAAAGCCTCGTAGATAGAAGCCTTGACCATCTTTTTCATTTCAACAAAATCCATGTCTTTATTGTTGATCGATAATTCTTTGAACTCTTTTTTAGCACCACCCTCTAGAACCATTACATTACCAGAGTTTTCAGATCCTTGGTAAAAGTTAATAAGCTGTTGCTTAGTATAATCTTTTTGCTCCTGGGTAAGCTCGGTTTCGATTGATAACACTCCACTTGGTCTAGCACCCTTTTGCAATGTTGATAAATTATGTATATTACTTTGTAAGAATTGTTCAATCTCGTAGTACACTGGAGATAGTTGAGAAAACCCGAAAAGATTGCCAACCGAGTAATTAGGATTGAAATCTCTTATTTGCCTTATCTCTCTATTATTAGCTCCATTCAAATATCTAACCTTTGCGGTCTTTATATCAACTTCAGCTTTGTATATATCGTTTTCATGGCCTTGCTTTGAAACAGTATACTGCGCAGGGAAACCATTTGTACCTGATTGAATTGTCACATACTTAGAATTTTCATAAAAGATTTCTAATGGGCCAGAACTGCCAAAACTTACTATCTCGAATACATCACCCGTGACCATAAACGAAGATGCAATTTCTTTTTTAAACAATGAACCTGTAGTATTGAAATTAGGCTCTGCTAAAATCTTCAATACTTTAGATTCAGGGATCTTTGAATCAAACTCCCTGACATACTCTCCGGTTTGCTTATCTAATAGCACAGGCTTGATGTTATCCGCAAATTCAGTTGACACAAGCCTCACGGCCCTTCCGATTGGGGATATGATTGTGTAGTATCTCCAAGCTTGCCAAGCCCTTAGATCAGACCAGCCATTACTAGAGTAAACATCAAAAATAGAAGAAAAACTAGAGCTTCCACCACTATATGATTTTTTCTCAATATCTTTAGGAACAACCGCAACATTATTAGCCTTTTGTCTGATAAACATTTTTATTCCTTAGTAGAATACTTTTCGATATACCAAAATAGATTAAAAGCAAGCCAGTAGCCTGCAATACACTTCAACAACTCTAAATAAGATGTACAGGCGTAACAAAAAAAAATAGAAGAAAGCATAGCCAACATTACAAATATCATAATAAAGTATATAAAAAACTTTTTCATCGTAAACATTGTAACACTCCTTTTGGATTTGTCAAATTACTAATTTTATGCGCTCCATGATGAGAAGCCTTTTTTGCTTGATAGGTGATTAAAGGCTCCGGAACCACTATCAACAATATCATCATGGCTTATACCATCGCCTGTAAAAGATTCCAGCTCATCAAAAAAAGATTTATTCCACCTTGCCCTTACAACTTTAACATTACCAGCTTCACACTGAGATATCCAGGGCTTTGCCCTTGTTATTTTATCTTTTGTAGCAGGATATGGTGTTACAGAATAACCGGCCAATATCTTCACATAATTAGCAACTTCAGCTTTACCACTCGCGCCAGGCTCTTGCTCTAGACCTACATCACAATTTCTACTATCTGAACTAGCTGTGTTTGTTATAGTAGTTTCAACTTTTCCTGGGCTGCCTCTGAAATGTTCTAAATCTGTTACATAATAAATTCCATCTGCAGACTTGCCCATTTGCAGTCCACTTGTAAAATCAGGATCGGGATTTACTTCACTTGGCTCAGTAGCAGCTCTATCCCAATACCTACAGTATTTTAAACCAGCAGGAACAGCGTCAACAACTTCAAAGATTGGCCAAGTAACCAGGATCTTTTTCTAATAATATTTTGTTATCATGTATTTTTGATTCTATAAATGTCACTGACTTTGGTTCAAAATCAAGACCAAGATAGCTACTTTCTTCTTTAGCCTCTTCTCTTGAATCATACCAAAGTATTTTATCTCCTTTACGCACCATCCAACGAATCACACCAGATCTTTCTGGTATAGCGTATCCAGTTTCCTGGTCAATCCACCAAGAAATAAAATCACCAACCCAACTATCGGGGTCAGGGTTTGTTGTAGCTCTAATATACGGTTTTACTCCACAAGCTGATCTATTACGCGACAGCATATAGAAAAATTGTCCTTGTGTGAAATGTGTAAGCTCATCGAAGCCAATTAAACATATCTGTGAACCCTGCCAATCGTGCTTGTTCTTTTCGTATTCAAGATGAGAAAATTTAATCTTATTCCCATTCTTAAACACCCACTCAAGGGTTGTTTCCTTTGGGCTTGCTCCAAGATAACTATAAATACTTGTGCTTTCATCCCATAGTCCACCCTCATTTCTTATCTGTGGGCTTGTACGTCTAAATATTACACAACCAAAACCTTTGACACTTGTGACATGCCTTAAGGGTTCCAGCAAAAGGGAATATGTTTTCCCACCACCAGCTGCCCCCCCATAAATAGCCATGTCCGCCGGTGTTGCAAGGAAATCTTCTTGAGGGCCTTCTTGGGGTTTTAAAACTATACTATCCGTCATTTCTATTATTATCTGGCATGTACAATTGAATCTTCAAGGGCTCACCCTCACCATCTGTATGCATATTCTTGATTTCTTTTATCCCTAAAAAATCAGCAACCTTTAATCCTAAGTCGCTGCGCTCTTTTAAACTCATCTTTGTCACATCTTCACTTGCGAATAAAGCTTTTTTGAATAACTGAATCATTTCATCTAAAGTATTGGATTCTTTGCCATTTTTACCTAGCAATGGTTTGTTAAACATTTCATTGAACATATCTTTTTTGAGATTTTTGCGCTCGTATCTTTTAGTCTGGCCCTTGCTTTTAGCCTCTGGACTAGGCTGATTTTCACTTGTAAATTTCTTACCCTTCGGCATTATTTTTTTCTTTTTTTCAACCACGTTCACGCCTCGTTTGACCAATCATAACTTTTTCCGTTTAATATTATATCATACTTACCTACATATTTGCAATACCTAGATATAATAACATCGCAATAATGTTCGTCTAGTTCCATTCCAAAACATTTTCTGTTTGTTTTTTCACATGCTATTAAAGTTGTTCCTGAACCTTGAAAATAATCAATTACTAAAGAATTAGGTTTACTCGCATGTCTTAAACATCTTTCTACTAGTTCAACTGGTTTAGCAGTAGCATGCTCTTTATTCTTACCCATTTTTCTTTGGATATGCCAAACATCAGAATATTCTCTTTCCCCTTGATGCGTATCTAGCTCAGGCTTTCCTTTCTTACAAACATTAATTAACTCATAAGTATATTTGTAATCACTACCCAACCCATGAACCACTTTATCCCAAACAATTACGTTAGATAATTTAAAATACTCTTTCAAAACAGGAACTAATTCATGGTTTCTTCTCCAATCTAAACAAATGTATGCCCCTGTATTATCTTTCATTTGAGAAAAATAAACACCGCAAAAACTTTTGATAAAATCTACCCATTCTTCATCTGTAAAAGAATCATCAAACATATGAGAAAGCCTGGCTTTCTCATTCTTTTTTTTATTCCCTTTCCACAAGCTTCCAGTGCCGGCTTGTTTTTCGGAAGTCATGCCCGTATTATAAGGCGGATCAGTAAAAACCATATCAGCTTTTTGCCCGTCCATAAGCTTTTCAACATCATCAATCATTGTTGAATCACCACACATAAGCCTATGTTTACCAAGCTCGATAATATCACCACGTTTAATTATTGTTTCTTTTTTAAGTTCAGGTACATCATCCTCAATTTCTTCTAATCTATCAACCTCATCTTGGTCAACAATCTCAATATCAAACCCATCAAAATCAAACCTATCTTTAGCCTCATCATTATCAATTTCAAATTCAGTATTAAAATCAAGCATACTATCTAGTGTCATTTTGCCATATTGAGAGCTTATAGCCAGTATCATTTCTCCA